TGTTTGATTGTTTGACAAATGGTTCAATGTCCCATAAATAAAGGGAAAAACAGTCAAACATTGTTTATTTTTTTGTTTGATTGATTGTTTGATTGTTTGATACTTTTTTTGTGTTTGTTTGTTTGTATTTGTTTTGTATTTTTTTTTGTGTTTTTGTTATGTTTACATTTTAATATTTACGGGAATTGTGACAAGTTTTTTTATTTATTTTGATTTTTTGCAGAATTTTAGGGACATTTTGTCCATCCGGACATGGTAAACAGTCCAGAAAACGACGTTTTCAGTTGAATCAATAACAATTGCTTTTATTTTATCATTGACAAGATCATAATTATCCTGTTATAATTCAAGTAGCAAGGGAAAAGCATCACTCATATATTATGGTTATATCATGGGTGGTGTGGTATAGTAACCCTTGACGATAAGAACAAATGTTTGCTTCGTATAATATACATTATGTTAACCGATCGCATTTTTTCGGTTATGGTGTAACGGTTCCGGGTGTATCGTAAAGGATATACCTCTTTTTTATTTGCTTTTGGTGTTGGCGTTGTGGGTGGTGGTGTGTTTTGTTCCCCTAGTTGTTGATCTTGTGGGGTATGCTTTTTGTGGGTATGGTTGTTTTTTGTTCCCTGGTGGTTGTTTCTGTGGTGGTATGTTTGTTTTTTGTGGTGTTGTTTTTCGCTTATTTATCGACTTTTTAACATATAATTGAATCATATTTTTCAATGATTTTTGCCCTTGTTGTCGTTGTTTTCTTTTTCCTTTTCTTCCCCCTGAGGGGGTAAACAGAACCACCCGCCGGGAGGTGAAAGGAAGTGGGTTAGCAAAATTTTTATAAAAAGACCACTTGTCATCATCACCAAACCATGCTACAATATTCAAAAGGAGCATAAAGATATGGGAATAATAAGGAGATTACAACACAAACTCAAACCACCAATCGAATGGAATCTAAACATTGAAAGCATGAAGTGGTTAAATAAGTACATGAAGAAGTATTTAAAAGGGGCAGACAGGTATGTTGATTTAACATATCACAAATACAAATATCACAAAATGGAATATACGCAAAGGGACATAATAGAGAGGATAATATATTTAACAGACGAAATAATCAAAGAAGATAGTCTGATAAATGAATTACAGACGGTGGAGTATGTTAATGAAGTATTTGATTTATATCACAAGGTATATTTTGCTATGTGGTGGTAAGGAAGGTAAAGATAATGAATTTTAAGATAAATGGTTGTGTATGGTATATAAGCGAGTTAAGTCAGAATGACATAAGGTACATAATGGAGCAAAGAAAAGAAGAAAAAGTACAAGAGATTGATAGTGAATATGGAAAATGGTTTGGTGTTACGTTTTTCGATTTGAATAAGATTTTTATAGACAAGGATTTGCCTGATGACAGAAAGAGAAAGACATTATATCACGAGTTAACACATTGTTACATAAATAGTTATATTGGTCATACAGATAGGGAATATTGTGAAGAAGAGGTATGTGATATAGTTGCGAATTGTAGTGAGATAATAGGGCGAGTTGTAAACGAGTATTTTGACAAAAAGTGAAAGATATGTTAATATTTTAAAAAGATAAGGTGTCGGGAATGAATAGAGCAGTATTAGTTGTTATAATCTTTGTGAATATATGGAGCATAATTGGATAAGTATGCTCTTTTTTAATTGAAAAAAAAAAAGGGAGAAAGAATAATGAGAAAAGTTACGATTACAATGATAAACGAGTATGGATTAAAGAAGTGCAAGTGTGATTTTATGGGGTATAGATTGCAGAAGGATGACACATATAGTTTTCACCACCTGGTGTTATCGCATAAAGCGTGTAATTGTTTAAACGTAGAAAAGAATGGATATTTTAAGAATAATGGAAGTGTGTTGTGTGCGAGTACGTCGCACCCGTATTTGCATACAATCGAGAGATACGATGAGGAATTGTTTTATTTAATCAGTTGTGAGATGTTAGATATGAATATAAAGGGGTATTTAGATATAAGGAATTTGGTAAATATACATGAGATGTTAGAAGATTTTGAAGAGCGATATAGGGGTGTTGAAACGAAAAGAGGGCATTTGATAATCCCGGAGAAGTATGAAAAGAGATTAGTTTTGAAGCCCGGGAACGAAGATTATGAAAGGGTGCAGAAATTCAGTATTGACAGAAGGAATGAAAGAGTGTTATAATTCAAGTGTAAGGTCAAACCAGTTGATAAACAAGAAGTCAATCTTGGCTGGAGGTATCTCAATCCTTAGATATATGAGTGCAGACTTGTGGTGATAAGGTGGAAATGTAGTAATACATTTTCATAGATGAAAACATTGAAAAGAGATATTGTAGTGTGGCATTATAGATTAAGGCATTTCCCTTGTCGTGTGAACTTTGAAAGGGTGAGTTGAAAGGCTCATGCTGAGTAGAGTTGTTGAAAGAATTAATGGGTTGACATCCATATAATCGGCAATAAGTCAAGGAAGCATAAAGTCTTGTTGAACCTAGTGATAGGGTATAAGATAAAGGGAAAGTACGAGTAGCGTAAATCAAGACAGGGCTAGAATATGATAGTTTTGTAACCTGCGGATAGGTTAAAAAAGTATATTTCCTAAGAACGTGAAAGTTGGTATCTATTAGGGTATCTATTGTAAAAACGGCAAAAGATAACCGAGGTCGCTCCTCGGGGAGGACTTTTGTTAGATATGGCTGAATAAATTGTAGATGTTGACATTATTTGGAAACAAGTGGCTTTATTTTATTTATCGCCGTATAGTGAAGTGGTTATCACGCTTGGCTCATAACCAAGAGGTCGAGAGTTCGAATCTCTCTGCGGCAACCAATAATTAAAAATATTTATTTTATAGATAGCCTAGAGTAGATAATGTAGTCAATATTGAATTAACTAGCAGTTATTATTAAGCCTTTACTCGTTTAGAATTGCACTTGAGAGTAGCATTAAGTAAACCCCTGATAATAACAAAAAGCAGATATGAAAAATGGGACGCTAGTTCATCGCTGTTATCTATTCTAGGGTGCTTATGAAATAATAACTTAAAATTTTTCGGACTTAAAGTTCCTCGAGCATGAGTGCATAAAGGTTCAGTAGTAAGCACAATATTAGGAAAATAACTCAGTTGGTTAGAGTTCCGAGCTTATATCTCGGCGGTCGTGGGTTCAAGTCCTACTTTTCCTACCATGAATATAACAATGATGTCTGATGAGCATTGTTGTATATAGATTAGTTAAACACCTAACGAATCAAAATGGTGTCGGTTCAATTTCTAGTTAAAATTGATTGGGTTGCACGAGCCTCAAGGGTAAGTACCAGTCGTGCTATGGTGGGGAAATATAAGAATCATGAGTTATAAAGTACGAAGCCGAACATTTAGGCAGGGATTACATCAAATAAAACCTGCTCCATATTTACACCTGTCGTTCAATGGTAGGACAACCGCCTCCAAAGCGGTCTATTAGAGTTCAAGTCTTTACGGGTGTGCCAAAGTATCAAGCGGTTCTAGTGAAGTATTTTATGGTGACATATTAGTAATGATTGTCTTAGATGAAAGTATGGTGAACATAAGAAAGATTGGTAGTGCAATCCTACTTCCGCTTGTATTTATTACTCCCTAGACAAACTGGTAAAGTCGCAGAGCTTTGACCTCTGAATTTCTAGGTTCGATCCCTAGGGGAGTAGCCAACGATTTCTTTCTTAATATTGTCGACCTCCATCGACAATTTGACAACTTCTGAAAAAAATGATATACTTTTGTATATATGAAAATAAATGTCATATATATCCCACCCCTGTCAGTAGCGAAGAGCTACTGAATTTTTTTTTTTATTGACAAAAGAATTTTGGTATGGTATATTAAAGTGGGTAGGTATAGTATGACATATTGAATAGGAGATTTAATATGTATTTACATAAAGACATATTTGGTGCTGATATGTTATATTATACTTTTGACGACTTTATGACAAGAAGAGAGCATATTAAGAGTGAATATGCGTTAAAAGAGCGAGAATATAAAATTTTATATAATATGTACGTTGAAAGTAGACCATGGATGGCGGAAAAATATCGTCATCTTATATGGGACTACTTGAATGATTATTTAGAAGAATTAACATTGTTAGATAAATATAACGAATATTTAATAAAGCGTGGTGGTAAACGTGAATAATGGTTTAGTAGCGAATATCCCTGCATCAATAAAGACTACAATTAAGCAACGTGTTAAGGAAACAGAAGAAGTAATAAGTACAATTAAGAACAAAATGACGAAAGAGTACTTCAATGTTGCTATGGGTTTGAAATATGATTATGAGCAATTGAGTGAATTTGAAAAAGCAGATAAAATGGCACAAGAGTGTCTTGAATTATTGTATGATGGTATTTTAACTAATGATCCAGAAGAATCAAAAAAAGTTCTAAGTTGTTATGATACGAGAGCAAGATGTGGAGATTTTGAATCATTTTTGATTGCACTAGAGTGGAAAAGACCGATTGAGAAGCAATTTTATATCCCACGAAGAGAGATTTTAAAAAAACATGGACTTATACAAGCGTTTCAAGAAGTTGTAGATGGTAAATTAGACTTTTTATGTGTTAATATGCCTCCTAGATCAGGTAAGAGTACGACAGGAATTTTCTTTTGTGTTTTTATGGCTTGTTTATATCCAGATAGAAGTATTTTAGGAAATGGACATAGTACATCGCTTACACAATCTTTTTATAACGAAGTTATAAATATCTGCACGAGTGAAGAATATAGATTAAAAGAGATATTCCCGACAATATTTATTGTTAATAAAAGTTCAGAGTATTCATATTTGGATTTTAATAGTGTTAAACGATTTCACACAATGATGTTCAAGTCAGTAGATGGTGGTACAACAGGTTTAGCAGAAGCAAGTAATTTGTTGTATTGTGATGACTTGGTTAAAGATGTTGAAACTGCAAATAATATAGATAGACTTGATAAGTTATTTTATACTTATACAAGTACGATACAAGATAGAAAAGTACAAAGATTAGGAAAAGATGGTGTTTATAGACCTTGTCCTGAGGTTCATATAAATACACCATGGAGTATCCATGATGTTACAAGTAGACTTATTCAGATATATGGAAATGATGGAAAAAATCCACGAGTAAAGATAATAAGTATACCTTGTTATGATGAAAATGGAGAAAGTAATTTTAAATATGATTACGGAAAAGGCTTTGATGTTGAATACTATAAACAACTAGAGGCAAGTGAAGATCCTGTAATATTTAGTGCGAAATATCTAATGAAGCCGATTGAAAGAGATGGACGACCTTTTACGGAAGATGCACTTAGTTATTATTATTCATTACCAGATTATGAACCAGATCAAATTGTTGCATATACAGATGTTGCTCATGGTGGTGAGGATTATCTTAGTATGCCGATAGGTTATGTTTATGGTAATGAAGTGTATATTGACGATGTTCTTTTCGTTAATCAATTAGACGATGATAAGACAAGACCTTTAGTTTGTCAGAAGTTAATTGATAATAATGTTCAAAAAGTAGGATTTGAAGAGAATAATGGTGGTAAGTTGTATGCAGATTTGATTTCGGACGATATAAAAAGGCGAAATTATAGGTGTGCAATTACGACACACAAAGTACCTACAAATCAAAGCAAATTAAATAGAATCCTTGCATGTCAGAGTGAGATAAAAGGGATAGCAACAGAATTTGGAACATATAGAATATTCTTCAAGGCGAAGGATACTCGAAAAGATAATGTTCAATATAATGAATTTATGCGAAATTTGTATAACTGGTCACAAAAAGGTGGTTCTATTCAAAAAAGGCAACATGATGATGCTCCCGATAGTTTGGCTGGATTAATAACGAATATTTTAAATGGAAATAATAAAGGTCGAGCTAGAGTGATAGATGCAAATGGATACTTGTAAATCTTTATGGTATCAAATTTTCTCTAATTTGACAATAGAACGAATGTATGGTAAAATGCGAGTGTTAAACTAGATATACTCGGAAGAGGGTGACTTATGACTTACGATGATAGCTTGTTATCCATATTTGATAAAAAAATAAATTATGGACGACATAAGATAATTCTCGACTATGAGAAAGTTGATGAAACAAACATAGTAGAAGTTTTACAAAAAGCTATACCATGGCATAAAAGAAATGAAGCTGATTGTAGGTATTTAATAAAATACTTTTTAGGTGAACAAGATATTTTAAATAGACCTGCCCCTGAAACAAGCAATATCAACAATCAAGTTGTTGTGAATTATGCTTATCCTATAACAAGGGAAGTCGTTGGTTATACATTTGGTAATCCTTTAGAGTATATACAACGAGATGTTGGGAAACGTAGTGACGTTGAAAAATTAAGTGATACTTATGAAAATTTGAACGCATACAACATTGATACGATTACAGCGATTTATTGTAGTATTTGTGGTATTGGGTATCAAATAACACTACCTAGTAGTGAAATAAGTGAAAATAATGTCCCAGAAGTGCCTATTACAATGACTAGTTTAGATCCACGAAATACCTTTTGTGTATTTAGTAACATAATTGGTAATCCTCAAATTATGTCATGTACGATTATTCACAATGATAATCAAGGAGATACTTATATTTGTTATACAAATGATAAAGTTTTTGAATTAGACGACACATTCAATATAACAGATAACAGAAATAATCCTATGAGTGTTGATCCTATCACAATGTTTGAAAATTCTATTTTCAGAACAGGTGACTGGGAACAAGCAATAAGTGTTATGAACGCTAGTAATATAGTTGCGAGTGATTCATTAAATGATATTGAAAATATCATAAGAAGTTTATTAGTAATCTCTGGTGCAGAATTTGAAGAAGGTGGAGAAGAAACTTCTTTAAAGAAGATAAAGAAAAATAGACTTTTAACAATAGCTTCGGCTACTGGTGGAAATGTTGATGCAAAATTTATATCACCAAAAGTTGATAGTTCTAGTATTGAAAACATAAGACAATATTTAGAAGATGCAAGAAACATTATTACAGGTATTCCTGATAGACAAACTGCTAGTGGTGGAGATACTGGAACAGCTGTTTTGAACAGAAATGGATGGACAGATATTGAAATAGTCGCTAAGTTAAAAGAATTGTTCTTCAAAAAAGGTAAAAAGGAACAATTAAAAGTTGGTATTAAAGTAATGCAACTTTTAGGGTTAGTGTCAAAAGACTTAAATGCTACAAACATTGATATTACAATTGGACGACACACGTTAGATAACCTACAAACTAAAACACAAGCATTTAGTACATTGGTTGCTACAAACGAATTAGCTACTATAGATGCCTTAGAAATGTCTGGTCTTACAAATCGTGTTAATGAAGTTGTTGAACGTGGTAAAAAGGCTAAGGAAGAAAAAGAGAAAAAAGCTATAGAGTTAGCAAAACAAGGTATTGATACTAGTACTAATGAAACTAGAAGTGCTAATAATGAAGAAAAGAAGAAAATAGATGATGGTAATTCCTCTAATGAAAATTAGGGTTATTATATAAATTTCCTCGACCTACTGCGAGGTTTAAAGAAAGATGGGACGTGTCAAGAGAGAACTTGTTAAAAACACCACGTGAAAGGAATTTTATGAATTTACAAGAATTACTTGGTGAAGCATACAAAGAAGGTATGAGCCTTGATGAAATCAATAGTGCTTTACAAAGTAAAAAGTTAGTGGATTTATCCACAGGTGGTTATGTTGATGTTAATAAACATAACAAAGAAATACAAGAATTGCAAAATAAGTATAAAGCTGATATACAGAAAGCTCAGGAAAAAAATAGTCAAGAAACAGACAAAAATACTGAGAATCAAAATGTCATCAATAGCTTACAAGAGCAATTAAAACAATTAACATTAGAAAATAATAAAAGTAATGCAACTGCAAACATTTCTGATGCTAGAAGAATACTAGAAATTAAAGATACAGATACAGAATATATTGATTTTATAGAAAAGGTATCAGGATTAGACAAAGATACTGCTACTTCTATTTCATCATATTTGAATAAGCAAATAAAAGCTGCTTATGAAAAAGGTAAACAAGATAATATAAAAAATGAATTAGGTAATATGGGAAAACAGAAAGGTAGTTCTGGTGATGGAAAAGTATCTGAAAATTTTGGTAAACAATTAGCAGATAGAATGAAAACTGGAAGTAGCGACTTTAGTTATTTTAGTAAAAGAAAATAATAGAAAGAGGAACTTATAATGGTAGAAAAAACAGGAACTTATGGTACTCGTAAAACTATCATGATAGGACAAGATAGCTTCTATCTTGCATTACCTTGTCGTGTTAGTGGCGATGCCAATGCTACAATTAAAGCAGGTCAACCTTTAGTTGGAGATATAGAAAAAAGAGATACTGCCTTTACAGCAGGTACAAGTAGTGCTGTTGGTATGAATTTACATGATGTTAAATTAGATGCTAACGGATACGGAAATGCAACTCTAGTTATTAGAGGTTGTGTTGACTTATTAAAATTAGATGCTGCAATAGCAACTGCTCTTAAATCAGCAGCTATTAGTGGAATTGTATTAGTGGAAGGAAGTGCAATATAATATGAATCAAAGTTTATTCGATTTTTTATCAAGTGACAATATGGTTGCATATTGGTTAGAAAAACACGTTAATGACCAACCACTTTTAGGAGAAACTTTATTCCCTCGTAAAAAACAAATTGGTATTAAATTAGACTGGATAAAAGGTGCAAACGACCAACCAGTAGCATTAAGATTGAGTGCATTTGATAGCAAGACTATCCGTAGAGATAGAGAAGGTATTGAAGCATATACAACTAAAATGCCATTCTTCAAAGAATCAGTTTATATTGATGAAGAATTAAGACAATTATTAAATATGTATCGTGCTGCTAATAACAACGCATTAGCTGAAACAATTTTAGCAAGAATTTTTGATGACCAAATCAAATTAATCGATGCTGCTTTAATCTCAGTAGAAAGAATGAGAATGGAAGCTATCACAACTGGTGCAATTACATTAGCAAGTAATGGTCAAGGATACACTTATGATTTTGGTGTTCCAGCAGATCAAAAAATTACAGTTACTACTTCATGGAGTAATGCTGCTGCTGACGTTATTGGTGATGTTACTGACATCGTTGATACAATGAAAGCTAAAGGTTATACAATAACTAAAGCTATAATCAATAACTCTGTTGCAAGAGCTTTAAGAAAGAATACTGCAATCAAAAATCAAATTTATGTATTAGCTGGTGGAAACATAGCTTCTGTTACTTCTGAAAGAGTATTAAATTACATTTATGAAGAAACAGGAGTAGAGTTCTTAGTTTATGATAATGTTTATGTAAACGAAGATGGAACAGCAAGTAAATATATTCCAGATAATACTGCAATATTCTTACCAGATGGAGCATTAGGAAGCACAAACTTCGGTACTACACCAGAAGAAAGTGATTTAGCTGGTTCAAATGCAGCTCAAGTATCATTAGTAAACAATGCTATTGCTGTAACAAATCATATTGAACATGATCCAGTATTAGTTGAAACAAAAGTATCAATGATTTGCTTACCATCATTTGAAAGAGCTAACGAAATCGTTATCCTAGACACAGAAGCAGATTCACCAACAGTTTAGTAGGTGATTAATTATGATAAAAATAATCAATAATGATAAAGAGTTGATTGTTACCAAAGGTGCTTATGAAAATATCTATAAAAGATTAGGTTATGAAATTGCTAGAGATATTGAGCCTATTGCAAAAGAAGCTGTTATAAAAGAAGCTATTGTAAAAGAAGCTAAAGTATCTGAAAACAATGTCAATAAAAAACCTAACGACAAAAAATATAGATAATGATATATAAGATAGATAATAAATTTTATATAAAGGTTCAAGGTTATTACAAAGAAGTTGATTTAAAAATCGATGGTGATAACCTTGACATAACACCTAATGGTAATGAAATAGAAATTACTAATGTAACAAATGTTAAAGTTTATGATATGAGATACAACAAAAAAGATATTATAAATGAAATTAGTAATAAAAATAAGGACATTGAAAATCAAAAAACTATCTTGTTTTCTAATTCCGGAAACAAAGATATGAGTAGACGTAGTCGAAGAAGAATGTAGGTGAATTTATGAACGATACAACGATTAATAATGACGATATTAATGAAAATATTGAAACAAATGAAAATAACGAAAACATTAATGAAGAAGCACCTCAAAACAACGAAAATGTAGAAGTTGAAGAGAATACAGAGAATCAAGAAGATGATTTTTATAGTCAATTTCTTAATGATTTAAAAGCGATGTTAGAGTATCGAGATATTGAAATACCACCTGATGCTATTTTGAAAATAGAAATAGATAAGGCTATTGGAGAAATAAATCGTTGTAGAAGATTCACACCAACAGAGGAATTAAGATATGACACTAAATATAAAGATTTAGTTATTCCTATGTGTGTATCGGCTCTTGCTAAAGTTGGTATAGAGGGTGAAAATTCACATAGTGAGAATGGTGTTCAAAGAATATATGTTAGTGATGGAGAATATCCAGAATCACTTACAAGTAGAATAATACCATTAATAAAGTAGGTGTTTTATGAGAACACAGAAGAGAAATAAAAGAACAATATATTTATGTCATAAAGTGGTAAATGGTAAATTAGTAACATGGGAAGAACCAATAAAAATAAAAGAGAATTATAATAGTGTAACGGTTGATGCTGATTTAATAACAATGGGTATGAACTTTCCAAATAGGATTCGTATAAAAACAGGTAATAAAACATGTATTAACGGAGAATGGGTAAAAACATCTTCATTATATCATGTTGGAGATAGAGTTTATATTTTTAATGAACCACCTGAAATACACGATGAATTATGCAAAACAGCTGATTATGAAGTTGAAATTGAACCTAAATTAGGTGAGAGCTTAAATCAACAAGATATTGTATTGAGGGCATTGAGTGGAAAAGAAAATAAAAGTCAAGCTCAGTATTGATGATTTGAATAATGTTATTAAAGATTTAAAAAATCTTAGTAAGCAATTTAATACATTAAATGATACAATATCAAAAGAATTAGCAGAAGCAACAAAATACCAGCTAGAACAGAATTATAGTATGTTACCTTATGTTGGTAGTGAAGGAACACCTAGTTTTGGTGTTAAAGTTGATGGTCATAGTTATAAAGTTTATGCAAGTGGTAAAAGTGTTATATATGAAGAATTTGGAACAGGTGACAAAGGTCAATCTTCTCCATATCCTATACCACAATCTGATTTCGGTTTGAAAGGATATAATACTGGAGAAACAATCAGAAGAGCTGATAGAATGTCAGCAGAACATGGTATAAAAGATGGTATGTATTGGACGTACTGGGATGGTACAAAATGGGTTTATACACAAGGTATACCTAGTGGTAAATTTATGTACAATACTAGTGAATGGTTAAGAAGTAATTATAAAGACCTTATTCAAAAGAAAGTAGATGATGTTATATCGAAAGTTTAATGACACAATTAAAAGATGACATAACTTCTTTGTTTTCTTCACCAGAACGAATTGCAGAATTTTATCCTGAATATAATGGTACTGATTATGAAGATACTTTAGTTAAAGAAGCATACGAAAATTATCCTACTATAACTTATCCTTTGATTACCATATCCGAAATAAATAATACAAACACTAACAATTTTTGGGACGGAACAGAATATGCTACTGATTTAGTATATCAGTTTACCATAAATTGTGAACAAACAACGACAAAAACTGCTAATGAAAATGCAAAAATTATAGCAGATATTATAGATAAATATATTCAAAGTGGAACATACAAATGCTTTCGTAGGAGAGGTTTTACACCGCCTACACCAACATTGGATGATCCTAATATAAGAACTTGTTATACTAGATACGATTGTAGTCTAGTATCGAGTCAAAAAACGATTTATAGGAGGTATTAGAATATGAATAGTAATATCATTAATCTTTCTACTGCTGGAGTATCACTTCAATATGCAGTAGAATCAGTAGCTGGTACAAGACCTACAACAGGATACATCAAACTAGATGGTTTGAAAAGTACACCTAGCTTAAACCCTGCACCAGAAACAATCGAAAGTACTACTTTAGATGAAACAGAATGGAAAACTTATGTATCTGGGTTAAAAGACCTAGGTGGAGCTTTAGAGTTCACATTTAACTTAACTCAACATTTAGTTGGTATTTGGGATACTCTAATGACTGCTTATGAAACAGCAAAAGCTGCTAACAAATCAGTATGGTTTACAATTGTAATTCCTGGATTGGAAAAATCAATTTACTTTACTGGAGAACCTAGTGCTATGGGTGTACCTGAAACAAGTGTTAGTTCAATTTTAGAAACAACTAATTATATTACACCAACAAATGCACCAGCATATTACACTAAACCAACTGATTTATCAGCTTAATTATTGAAAGGAATACATTATGAACACACAAGAAAATAAGATATATTTCACATACAAAGATGTACCTTATACATTAGAGTATGACAGAAATACTATCGTATTACTAGAACAAAGTGGTCTAGAAATAAGTGAATTTTTGAAAAAACCTTTAAGTAACACAGAATTAATATTTAAGGGTGCTTTCTTAAAAAATCATAGAAACATTAAAGAAGACTTAGTCAATGAAATTTATGATAACATAAATGACAGAAGTAAATTAATCAGTAAATTAATATCTATGATTGATAATTGTTACTCTACTTTATTAGATGATAATTCTAAAAAAGAGGGAAACATCAAGTGGGATACAACGGGCTTACAATAGATAAGTCCGATGTAGAGGTTGTATCCTATACAAAATGCTTTGAACAATTCTGTCCTATTTATATGTCGTATGGGCTTAGTTATGAAGATTTTTGGTATGGAGATGTATTTAAAGCAAAATATCAAAGAGAAGCATATAAGTTGAAAATGCGACATGAGGATGAATTATTATGGGAACAAGGGATGTATATATATGAGGCTATTTTACAATGCTCTCCTATTTTACATCCCTTTTCTAAAGCTACAAAACCTCTACCTTATACTGAAAAGCCACATACGATTGAAATTGAAGAGCAAGAAAAAGAAGAAAATAAACAACAAATGATAGAGAATGAACGATTAAAGGCTCAGATATGGATTTCAAATTGGGCTAGAAGTGTAGGACATAAATTTAAAAATTAGAGAAGGGGTGTATTATGAATGGTTCATCTACAACGTTAGATTCACTAACTATTGATATTGATAGTTCTGCTGGTAGTAGTAGTCAAGGAATAGAAGAACTTACACAAAAACTCGTTAAATTACAAGAAAGCGTTAGATCTAATTTAAAATTCCTAGGTAAGTTCAATAGTACTTTAAAACAAATACAACAGACTAGTGAATCTATTAAAAATATAAATATAAAAACAAATACAGGCAAAACTAAAACTAAGACACCAGATTTATTAAATATCTCTGATAACTCAACTAATAATTTAAAAGAAATTAATAAACATTTAGATAAAATAAAATCAAAAATAAATAGTATAAATAAAAATCCATTGGATGTAACTGGTACAAATAATTTACAAGGTATACAAAAATTGGGATTAAATAATAATTATGGATGGAATAAATCATTTACGTTAGATAAATCAACTTCAAATAGTTTTAAAGAAATAAAAACTACTAGTAATGAAACTGGTGATTTTATTGATAAACTTATTAATAAAGTCGATGACTTGGGACAATCTTTTGGGAAATTAGCACCTTTTATAAGAACATTTATTGGTTTATGTAAAACGGCAGCAGAAGTTGGAAAAAAAGTAGGAGATACTATTGCTGTTGGTATTACGTTACCTATTAATTATTTAAAAAAAGAAATGACATTCGGTTTAGTACCTGCTAATCAAAGTTTAATAAAAACATTAAGACAAATGGCACTAGCATTGATAGGTGTTCGTGGTTTATTTACTGCTACTCGAAAAGCAGTTAGTGAATATATGAATTATGATGATGAATTGTCTGAAAGTTTAAGAAACAACTGGGCGATTATAGGTAGTGTTGTAGCACCTGTTATTGAACGTATTGTTCAATTAGTTGCTACATTAGCGACTTATATAGCAACATTAATAAAGACATTCTTTGGTGTTGATATTGTTGCTAGAGCTAATGAGAAAGCATTGAAAAAGACAGGTTCTAGTGCTAGTGGAACGGCAAAAGCAGTTAAAGACTTAAATGATGAATTAGGTAATTTAGCAGATTTTGATAAATTACATGTTATTGACTTTCCTAAAGATACAAGTTCTTCTGGTGGTAGTGGTTCTAGTGGTAGTGGTGTGACACCACTTAAATTAGCAGATGTTGACACTTCATGGATAGAAAAATTGAAGAAATACATTGATGTTGATGATTATTTCAAATTAGGAGTAGATATTGCTACTAAATTAGAAGAAGGTTTGGATTCTATTCCTTGGGATAGTATTCAAGCTAAATTATTACGATATACTGACAATATTGTTGATTTATTGAATGGATTTACTGCAAAAATAGATGGTAGAAAAATAGGTAGTACTATTGGTAACGCTTTTAATACTGTTATAGATGTTCTTGATGAATTTTTTAGTAAATATCATTTTGATTGGTTAGGTAGAGATATTCATGATGCTATTGAAGGTGCTATAACTACAATTGATTGGCAACAATTAGGACATTATTTAGGTAAAAAAATAATGGCTATAGTTAGTATTGCTTATGAAGTATTTGATCCTAAATTATGGTTAAAAATGGGGCAAAGTATTGGTACAACAATAATGAGTTGGTTTGAAACTATAGATTGGGAAAAAGCTGGTAGAACAGTAGGTAATGCGGTTGCTTCCATACATAGACTAGTACAAGGTATGTTTGAAAATCTCGATGGTAAAAAATTAGCAGAAGATTTTAACAAATTTATCAAAGGTGTTGATTGGGCTGAGGTCGGTTCGTCAATACATGATTCATTTATTGCAATATTTAATACATTAGGTGACTTCTTAGATAATGTAGACAAAGACCAATTAGAAGAAGCTATTACTACTTTCCTTGAAAATTTAAAATGGGACGAAATTAGTAGTAAAATGTTTAGTGTTGCATGGAAAGCTATAAAATTAGCATTTAGTATATGGTGGTCATTTCAAAAACAACGAATTAAAGAACGATTTAGTGGTATTGGAAATACTATTATAGGATGGTTTAAAGAAGGTATTTTGAAAAATTCACCAATCAGTACAATTGCAACCGTTGTTAGCAATATTATAAAAGGATTCAAAGAAAGATTAGGTATTGGTGAAGGCGATGGTTCTAGTGTATCAGAATCTTGGGGTAAAAAATTAATAACTGGTATTGGAAATGGTATTAAAAATAATCCAATAACAAGTCGTATATCAGACGCTATTACAAGAGTAAAGGATACTTTTAAAGAAAAATTAGGTATAAAAAATAATGGTGATTCTACTGAATCAGAGTCTTGGGGTAAAAAAATTATCAATGGTTTTGTAAAAGGATTGCAAGAAAATCCACTTATTAAAAAATTCAATGAAATAAAAAGTAAATTAACTGGAAAAGCAGATGAAGCCGGAAAAGAAGCTGGTTCTGCTTTTGGTAATAAACTTAAAGAAGTTTTTAATAAAATAATAGGACACATTGAAAATGTTTTAAATCGTTCTATAAGAGCTGTTAATGGACTAATAAACGTTGTTAAAAAAATACCTGGTATGAGCAATATAAACGGTATGAGTGAAATATCATTACCACGTTTAGCAACAGGTACTAACGAAATTGAAGTCGAAGGTATTTATCACTTACACAAAGGTGAAGCCGTTGTACCTAAGAAATATAATCCAGCAGTTAATAACAGATTATATGACGAAAAGAATGAACAACTTATTAACGAAGTAGAATTGTTGAGAAAAGATATAAAATCATTACAATTTACTAATGTAGTTAAAATAGGGGAAGATGACATCTATAAAAAACAAACAAGCTACAATCAAAGAAAACAAAATATATATGGAACAAGTTATAGTTAATGAGGTGAGATAATGGAACAAGATAATTTTCAAGGATATTATATGCTATGTGATGGTTGTTATTTTCAAAATCCTAGTTTTAAAAGAGAAGGATACCATTTAAACCCTGATATAGTTCTTGTCACGGATGAGGGAACAGTTGCTAGTGGGAAACTTGTTTTTAAAACATTACCCCATACTAGAAACACGATAGATTGTAGCTTCCCTCCTATGACACCAGCTCAATATAGAACATATAGAAATGCACTTAAACTAGATCAAGCTGGTCCTAGTATGCAATTGGCTATTACATTTTGGGATGATGGTGCAAATGCTTATCGTACAGATACTTTTTATCATACTGATGTTGGACATACGCCTGTTATATTAAATGGTAGACGAATGATTAAAATTGATGACTTTCAACTTATCGGTCATTAAGGGGGATATATATGAGTGATAGTGATAAACTAGCTTTACTTAATAATACTGCAACAATATCTACTAAAATAGAGATATTACCTAAAGAAGATGGTGAAGAAACAATAACTCTGACAGAAAATGATTCTGTTAGAAGTTGGACTTATAGTGATTTGAGATATGTTGAAAATCAAGGTTTTATAGGACAATTTGTTGCAAGAACATTCGATGGTGAATTTAAAGATATTAGTGATGATTTTAATATAGAAGATAGAAAAATTGTAGCTTATTTGGGTGTAAATAGATATGAAAATAACGAACTTGTTACTACATACTACAAATTAGGTACATTCTTAGTTGAAAAACCAAATAGTGATGAAGTTCAAGATAATACACAATTTAAGTCGCAAGATTATACTATGCTGTTTAATAAACCGTTTAATCCTGATTATATTGATAGTGAATATACCGTATCGTTTAATCAAAGATTACAAAGAAATATTGCTACTAATGCTTTATGGTTACTACAATATGCTTGTAAACAAGCTGGTGTAGAATTAGGAACACAATCATTTACAAATAGTACTTTTTCAATAACAAGCAATCAATTTAATAGTGATGACACATTGAGAGATGTTGTAAAAGCTATTGCTAAATTAGGATATACATGGGCGAGAATAGATTGGGACGATAAGTTATATTTAGACTTTTCCGTTCAAACTAGTGTTTCGACATATAATACAATTACAAATGATAATTATTATACATTAGAAACACAAAAGGATGATTATGGAGAAGTAAATAGAGTTTATATTGGAAGTTCTATTGTAGAAAATCTTGGAGAATATGTCGAAAATAGTGCTAGTATTTCTACAAATGGTTTATGTGAATTAGATATATATGACAATCCTATTACAAATACAGATGAAATAAGACAACTTGCTATTCAACAAGGTTCTGTATTGTTTGGTTTGAAATATAAACCAGTAAAAATAGAAACAACAGGTCATCCTTGGTTAAAAGGTAATGAATTGATACAAATTAGTGATATGGAAAGTAATACATTTACTACTTATGCGTTCGATAGAATATTAAAATATGACGGACATATTAGAAGTACTTTATACTCGTATGCTTCTACTGAAACTGAAAATGATTATACTTATGATGGAGCAGATCTAGAGAGTACGAAACTTAGAAGAGCAAGGGTTGAATTAGATAGACAAGCTCTACAATTATCATTAGCTATGGAGGATATTGATGAGCAAAATTCAAAAATAGCTTCTCTAACAATATCTGTTGACGAATTAGATAGCAAAATACAAGATATAGCAGATATAACAACATCAGCAGAAAGTTCTTATGCAACAGTAGATTTAGATAACGTAAACGAAAGTGAACCTATAATGATTAAAGTTCACCCTATAAATACAAATATTAGTTATTTATATCCCAATACAGGATTATATCCTAGTAGTACAACATATTTAAAGATAAGAACATTAAGATTTACAAATACAACTGAAAATACTTATATAGATTACGAGCTTCCAGACGATTTATTGTATTATGACGAAAATAATTATGATGAGTTTTATTTAAGTTATGATAGTATGACTTGTCAAATTACTAAAAAATGTAAGTGGAACGCCGACGGAAGTGTTGGACTATTAACTACATCAAGAGTAGATTCTTATACTTATCCAACATTAATATTAACTGACGGTAATTATACTGTATCTTTACCTAGTTATACTACTGGGTATTTATCAGTAAGAATGGTGGCAAAAAACGCATATACAACACAATTTTATACTAAAGTTGAAACAAATGCTTTAATAAGTGAAACAGCAGATAGTATTACAGCAGGAGTTAATCAAACACTAACAAACTATAGTACAACTTCTGAAATGAATAGTGCTATTGAAATAAAAGCAGGAGAAATAACAACAGGAGTTAGTCAAACATATTCTACAAAAACAGAAACAAATACTGCTAAAGATACTGCAATAAGTACATCTGATGCACATACCGATACAAAACTTTTAAATTATACAAATACAACGGATACAGAAGCTATGATTTCTGCTGCTATAGAAAATGGTAGTGCTAGTATTTTAGCAACGGTATCAGATACATATACAACTATTGAAACATACGAAACTGGTATTGGCGATACCAATGCTTCAATAAGTGGTGTTTCGTCTGCATTAGAGCGAACAAATTCTCAATTACAAACAACAGATTCTAAATTTAGCAATTATGCTACAAATACAGTAGTAAATAGTGTTACAAATAGAGTAACTGCGTTAGAAACATCTTCTACTGTTCAATTAGATATAATTGAAGATATACAACAAAATGGTGTTAGCAAGGTTAAAACAGAAACGAATTATACATTTGATAGTGAAGGCTTGAAAATTAAGAAAAGTGGAGAACCTACAGATAGCAAAGTAGATAATAACGGAGTTCTTGTTAAAAACGGAGATGAAACATTATTATTTGCAGGATATGATACTGCTACAAATACATCGAAAGTTGAAGCACACGATATGTCAGTACAAGACCACGAAATATTAATGAACCATATCAGAGTTGAAGAGTATTCAACAGGTGTAGGTTGGTTCTGGTTAGGATAGGTGAGAATAATGAAATTATTAAAATTAAATATCCAATTATTTGGTGCTAGTGCTACTAACTCAACAACACTAACTACAACTACTGGCAACAGAGCGACTTTAACTGCTAGTTTTACGGAAAATAGTACTAGTACTGAAAACAATACTTCAAATGTAACATGTACTGCTACATTTAAAATGACAAGTGGTAGTTTTTCAGGATATAGTACACCAAAATTAGAGATATATTGGCACGATGATTATACAAATTCAGATATATTATTTGCTACAATAAATGTTACGGCTTGTTCAAGTGGTCAAACAAAAACTGCTACTGCTACAAATGATGTAACACATAAAGCAGATGGTACTTTAAATGGATATGCTATTGCGAAATGGGTATGGTCAAAAACAGGTACTTATGCTCCTAATGGGGGTCAAATATCTACTGATAATACTGCTTTAACTACTATTCCAAGAGCTACGAATGTTCCTACTGTAGATGGATATGTTGGAATTGCTTATAATATTACATTAAATCCAGCAAGTGCATCATTTACTCACACATTACGATACACTTTAGGTAGTCTATCTAATCAAACAATAGCAAGTAATGTTGGAAGTAGTTATTCTTGGACTATGCCAACTACCTTTTATGCACAAATAGGAGCAAGTGCAAAAAGTAAAACAGGAACATTATATGTTGATACATATAGTGGTAATACTTTAATAGGGACAACAAGTGCAAGTTTTACTGCTCGTACTAGTGAAGCACTTGCTAAACCAACTGTTTCGATAACGAATATTGTTGACCGAAACGATGCAACAATAGCTTTGACTGGTAATAGTTCAAAAATAGTGTTAAATGCTTCAAATGTCAGAGTAACTTTCAACACGTTATCGTCTAGTAATGCAACAATATCAAGAACTAATATTAAAGTAAATGGTGTAACTGCTGATTCTTATAATACAAGTACGGGAGTTGGATATTGTGATATAAATAAACCTACAACAGGAACTTTTACTGTGACTGTAACAGATAGCAGAGGTTATTCAAATTCTGCAACACAAACACCAACATATATTAACTACACTCCATTATCAATATCTAGTGCTACAGTTAAAAGAACAACAGCCGTTACGGAAAATAAAGCAACACTAACTGTTAAAGGAAATTATACTTCCGTAAATTTTGGAAGTACGTCAAATGCTTTAACTTTGACATACAAAATAGGAAGTGGTAGTGAAGTAGCATTAACACCAACAATAAGTGGTGGGCAATATACTAAGACACAGACTTTAACTGGATTATATTATACACAATCATACACAATAAAAGTAATAGCAAAAGATAAAATAAATACAACAGGTATAACAAGTACTTTAACATTAAAAAGAGGTACACCAATATTTTGGTGTGACGGTGAATCGTTTAATGTAGAAGTAACGTTTAATGATAGGTCTATACAAAGCCGTAAAAAGAATTTTGAAGATTTTGATTTAGATGCAATCGAAGTTGTTAAGAGTGGAAATATATATAAATTTAATTATGACGTTGAATCAGATGATATGAAGAAACATTATGGTTTTGTAATACCAGATAAAGGTGGCAAATTTATAGTGCCTAAAGAAGTTTTAAGTAGAGATAATACAAGTGTTGAATTATATTCTATGGCTAGTATATTATGGGAGGCTATGAAGCAAATGATAGATAAAAATGAAAAACTAGAAGAAGAAATTAAATCTTTAAAGGAGAGTGAAAAATAATGGCAACAGAATGGAAAAATTTACCAGATACGAGTACACCGATACTGGCAGCAAACTTAATAAAAGACCAAACAGCCGTACAAGTTACACAACCAACAGGAGGGCAAAATGTTTGGATTAAAGATAGTAAAAACTTATTAGAAGGTATGGAGTTGGGAGACATAAATTCTAATACTGGTGAAGAAACAGATAGTACAACAGTAGTAAAAAGTATTAATTATATAAAATATGATGCAGATACAACATTTTATTTTAGTGCTAATAGTTCTGCAGTATCTTCAAACTTAAATATAAGAGTTTATAACGCAAATAAAGAATATATAGGTTATGCTTCATTAAATAAAGTTGGTGGAAAAATAGGCACTATAACAAAAACAACTTCTGTAACAGATGACACACCAAAATATTTTAAAATGAGAACAACTGTTGCAAATATCGGTTCTGCTACAACCCCTGTGATGTTATCTTTAAGCAGTGCTTTAACTTATGAACCATATATTAAAAATCCTTCTATTTATGTTAATGAAACATTGCAGTATAGAGAAATTTACAATAAAGATAATATGGGCAATATAAATGTTGATAGTATAAGTGGAATTAATTTGTTTGATAAAAACAAGTGCAGAAAAGGAGTAATTATAAGTAATACAGGCGAGGAAAATGAAAATGTTCAATATATTATAAGTGATTTTATTAAAGTAAATCCTTCTACTGATTATATATTAAATTATGCATTCAAAAGTACTTCTGTTGCGAGGGTTGCTCAATATGATATAAATAAAAACTTCATTACAAGACCTTTAGTCGATGTTGGTGTTCCTTTTACTACAACAAGCACAACATATTATGTAAAAATTAATTATAATTTTAATTATGTATTTAATTTAACTTTTAAAAGAAATGATACAAGTGGGGAAAATGTTCCGTTCTTAAATTATGGTTTTGATTATAAATCAGAAGTATTATTTGATATAGATAGCACATTAAACGATAATTATTTAACAAGTGAAGGAGTAGTAACGGAATATAGTGGGTGGTCGATAACAGATTATATTAGAGTTCAGCCAAATGAAAATTATATTACAAGTGGTAGTAGTACTGCTTTAGGCAGCTCTCCTGCAAGATGTTATTATGATGCTTTTAAAAATTTTATAAGTGGTTCTGCCCACTCAAACAATAATCCGTTTGTAGAAGTTGCTCCATCAAATGCTTATTATATGAGAGAAAGTATAAGGACATCAGAAATAGGAACAATTAATATAACGAATAAATCAATAAATAATGACGAAAGTGAGTTATATTCAACAAATGAAATAAAAATAGGAACTTGGATAGATGGTAGTGATTTATATAGAAAAGTTTACACAGGTACAACATCTTCAACTGGTAATACTACTGTTATAGCATCAAGCACAGGCTTTCAAGTTGTTAATTTTAAAGGATATATAAAAAGAACTAGTGATAATATTACTTTTCCAATAATTGGTATGCATTCAAATACTGGTGAATTTTGTTTTCCGTTTAGTGGTTCATCAGGAACAATACAATTAAGAACTAGTGATTATAGTACAAATACATATACATATTATTTAATAGTAGAATATACTAAAAGCAGTTAATTAGAGGCAATAAATGAAATGTATTATTTGTAAGGACGAACACGCACCTAGTTATTACTTGCCAAAAGAATTAATGTGGCTAGAAACTTATTTCTGCCCTAGGTGCGTTAAGCTCCTTTTATTCAAAGATTTAAGATATGTTCAAAACGAAGATGAAGTTTTGAGATTAGTTAAGAGAAAGGAACGATAATATGGAAAACTATATTATGATTATATGTGTATGTATTTTGATTCTTATTACAATTCTTTTAATTAAGTTTTGTGAAAAGTTTAGAAACAAAGCATACAAATTGTTTTTAGAAGCTGAACACGAGATAACTAAAGGAAAGAAAATGGACTATGTTGTAGAACAACTATATAATATGTTGCCTATACCCTTTAGGATTATACCTCAAAGTGTTTACAAAAGATGGCTTCAAAAGTTGTTTGATGAAATTAAAGATTTGCTTGATGATGGTAAGTTTAACAATTCTAAAAAGGAGAAGAAAAAATGATTATAAATATCGCAGAATATATTAGTGCTATTCTTGTGATAGTTAGTGCTGTAACTGCTGCTGTTGCTAAAGTTTTTGATATAAAATTAAAACCTTTAACAAATCGAGATCGTAAGCAGTTAAGATTTCAAATTGTTAGTTTTGCTTCAGAACTTCATAGAGGTATCGCACATACTAGGGACGAATATCTTGCTGTGTTTGAACTTATTGACGAATACAAAGATATATGCAAAACATTAAATATTCAAAACCATGTCTTTGAAGAAGAATGTAAGTATATTGATAAATGTTTTCAGAATCTTGATTTATTGCATTTTGGAAAAGAATAATTGACATATTATTTATGATATTATAAAATATTTACAAAGGAGGAATGTGTATGGGAAGAACAGAATGGGAAGATAATCCAAAAATAACTACACCAAAGAATGCTGCAGTTAATGATATTGTTATGATACCTTTTGTAGCTCATGAGAGTTCTATGACTAGAATGGAAAAGATCATTAAATTGTTGATTGGACTTATAGCTTTAATGATAATAGGTGTAACGATATATTTAGTTGTACCTAATGAAATTGTCGAAGAAACAACTACGAGTACACAAGAAGTCGATGACGTTAGTGATAGTGAAATTCATCAAACAATAGGAGAATAATTGTGGCTAAAGCTAAACAAACAAAGACTGTTGTTATAAGAACAATAAAGAATAATAAAAGAAAAACCATTATCAAGAAAAAGACTAAAAGATAATGGCTAATGCTAGACCAAAAGTAAACGAATATTTACTATCACTACCTAATTCCGAATGGAAAAATATCATAAATGAATATGTTAAGAATGAAATAGATAGACAAATAGCAATAGATTATTACTTAAATGGAATCACACAAGTCGATATAGGAGCTAAATTTAATTACTCGAGAAGTGCTATTAGAGATAAATTGCATAAGATTATAAAGATAATCGAAAAAAACGCCAGAAATAAATCATAAAGCAATCACACGATTGCTTTTTCTATGTTATTCTAACAATGGTGATACTATGATAGACAAAGATAATTATATCTCCCTAAAAAGGTATCTTAAAACATTAAGTAAACCTCAAATTGAAGATTTGTGTGAAAACATGAAATTCAATGAACAAGAAACAAGGTTGCTTATTTCTTGGTATGATGGTGATACTGTTGTTAAGATGTGTATGGATAACTATATAAGCAACCATAGGTACAATACATTTTTCAAAACAATATGTTCTAAGATATATAATTATTTAGTCTATCAGAATATCACTTTTTAATGAAAATTAGCCTCATACAGAGGCTTTTTATATTATTTTGATAATTTATACATAAAAAATAAAACACCTCTATATAAGGTGTTTTTGTGCGTTATTTCAAATATTTATTTGAAGTCCATCTTTCTTCTTCTCTTGATACTTTCGCCCAGTTAATTGTTCCTACTTTTTTTGTCTTATATACTTCGAGAGCATCTCCATTGTATAATGAACCAACTTGTTTTGCTTTTAAGCTAGGTGCATTATGAACAATTAGTGGTGGATCTGTAAGTCCAGTTACAATTTTAACATCTGGTTTTGTATCAGATAAATAAGCACTAAATACCCATTCATTAGTTCCTATCTTGCTCCAACTTCCTTGTGTTTCTGTAACATTAACTTCTGTACCAGCTTTTAACATTTTATTTGTAGATTTTCCGTTTGGTGACTTATGAACAACTAGTCCTTCATCATCAACATTATAAACATATTTTTTAGCATTTTCTGTATGATATTTAATTCTTGAACCATATTCTTTAGTTGTTTTACTAGCTACTGCTTGATTTGGATATACTTCAAGATATTCGAGTGGATTAACCCATCTATTCTTACCATAGTCTAAAGTTTCACCTTTATACAATCCAAGATGTAAGTGATAAGGTACTCGTACCCATTTATGATTTTGATAAACATATCCTGTGTTACCCATATTAGCAACCCATTGTCCACGAGATACTTTATCTCCAACTTTTACTTTTATGCTATTATCTTGTAAGTGTCCGTATTCTGAAATAAGTCCGTTGTTGTGTTTTATTATCAATACATTTCCACCAGTATATTGATTTTGAATTGACAATACAGTACCATCAGCAACGGCGTAAATTTTAGCATTTTTTCCACCATGTAAAAGTGACCAACCTAAGTCTAGTCCATTATGACTAGCACTAAAACCCTGTGTTATTCCAATATAATCTACTGGATATTGCATATTATATACTACAGCTACATTAGCCATACCATATTCCTCCTATCGTAATTATTATTATAGCACATTTCAATCAAAAAATCAAAATGGAGGGTGATATAGGAATTGAACCTATGCTACAGAAGTTGCAGTTCTGTGCCTTACCACTTGGCTAATCACCCATAAAGAGTGTAAGTTACACTCTTAATTAAACTTTCCATATATATTCGATTTGTTCATTAGTGCAATCCCATGTATCTATTATATAACCATTTATACAAGCAGTAATATGACCTCTTGTGGTTATTAAATATTTTCCGATAGGATGATTTTCTGCAAATTCTCCTATATATTTTTCATCATAAGGTATTCTTTTGAATTTCTTATCTAAAAAATCTCTTACGAATATTGCACTATCCATCATAAAACCTTGTTCCATCGCACTTTTACATAATTCTTTATACGCATCTTTCCAAGTAATATCCATAACTATTGAATATGCTCTAGGAAAGCAATCGTCGATAAAATTATTATGACTATTTGCATTATAAAAATAATATTTCATATTACATCTGTGCTATTCTTTGAGCTGTTTGACGTATCATATCGATTTCTTCTTGACTTTGAGCATCTTCTCTTAACATGTGTGCAAAATCTTCCATACTTTCAAGCATATATTTCAATGATTTTTTTGTATCTTCACTTGCACCATATCTTGAACGATCTTCCATATATCTTCCATAATGTTCTGACATTTCATCTAAATAATCGTGTCCTCTATATCTTCCACGACTATCTCTACGTCTTGCTCCATAAGAATCTCTATCATAATCTCTACGTCCATAATCGTCACGTCTATAATCACTATATCTCATATCTTCTTCACCTACTTTCATATCGTAATATTCCATTTCGGCAATATCTTTATTAATATCTATCAAATCACTTAGATATTCTAAATTGTTACCTTGTTCGATACCTTGTTCAGTAATTGTTTTCATTAATTCTTTTGTTGCTCTTTTAATATCTTCGTGTAAATGTTTTTCCATTTATTCACTTCCTTTCTTCCAATAATTTTATTATTTGATTGTTTTGTTCAATTATTTTTTCAAGATATTCTTTATCTTGTTTTTGTAATTCGTTCATCAAATCACTATTGTTATAATCTTGAAATAAGATTTGTAAGCTCAACGCTTGTAACAATAAAGATGTTATATCTATCGTATTATTTCTCATTATGAAATTTTACGAATAATAAAATTTGCGTCCTTAATGGTTGGTATTTGAGTTGTAACAGCTGGTGTTACCCCACCGACAGCTGGTAATGAACCTACACTTATTGTTGTGTTTACTCTAGGGCATACTCTTATTAATTTTGTAAAAGCAACATTTCTATAAGTGTTTGCAGTTGTTACTTGTGTGTCTACTTCTGTTCCTTCAATATCGCTTCCGTTAGTTTTTAGTGCTAATGCAACTTGTCCTGTTGTAGCACTTGTAACGTTTGCGTTAAAAGATACTTCAAATAGTCCACCACCTATAATCGTGAAGTTACTACTACCAGGTGTATATTGAAGCCACCCACAACAATTAGCACTATTTGTTCTAACATCTACAGTACTAAAATTAATGTCATCTGTATTTGAAGTTAAAACTTCTGGTAAAATTTGTAATGTTTCTATCATCTATTATCATTCCTTTCTATAAAAATAAAAGAGAATAGAACTATGCCTATTCTCTAGGTGTTCAGTAGTGTTCACTACTGTTCACTTTTTAGCAAGTTCTCGTAATCGAGTTTGTCGTAATCGACCTTATGCTATTAAATAAATTGGTTGCTTCCTAATCCACATCCACAACCATTGTTGTTGCAAGTGAATATAGGTGTTCTTCCGTATACTGGTGTTGAAGGTACAGGGCAGTTAGATAATCTAGTATATAAAGCATCTACTTCATCTATTTGTCCTTGTCTTAATTGAGCAGTTTGTTCAATTTGACTTGCTTGTCCTCTAGCATATAGAAGTTCTTGACGTAATTGAGCAATAGTGTCGTTCTTAGCATCAATTTTGTCTTGACATAATTGATCTAAAATACGTTGAGTTGAAGCTGTTTGACTAGCAACAATATCTCTTATACCATTACTTAATGCTTCTCTGTCTGCACAATTTTCACTTAATATAGTACTATTTAAGTTAGCTATACCTAAGCGATTTTCGCAACAACAATTTTGAAGAGCATTATTCAAGTTATTGAAACCTTGTAATGTAGCAATTTGATTGCTAAAGTTTTGGTTCATATCAGCCATTTGTCTGTTTGCAGCAGCTATTTCTGCATTGTAGAATCCGTTACTAACTGTTGAAGTAACATCTGCAGTACTATTACAGATTTGGTTAGATAATGAAGCAACTCCATCTCTTACACCTTCGATTTGATTACTTAAATGTAACGTATCGAATCCGTTATTTGTATTGGTATTGATTCCTTGTTGACCTGCTAAAAGCCATGGGAACTCATACATTCCACCAAAGCCTCCACCGAAGCCACCGAATCCGCCCCATCCACCATTACCAAATAGTAATGCTAATAGGATAATCGCCCAGATACCATCTCCTCCGAAGAATCCATCATTTCCGTTGTTTCCGTACATAGGATATACTGGATATGGATAACCAAATCCGTTACCATTTGTAGTTGCAAGTTCGATAGTAGGTGTTATTCCTTGTGATCCGTTCATATTCTTTCTCCTTTCGTTAAATTTTTATTTATATCAAACACTATTTTTTAGTGTTGATACCATTATTATTTTGTTGTTGGTTATTAAAACCACCCATCATTTGTTGCCATTGTTGTCTTTGTTGTGGATTAAAACCACCGACAACTCTATTCAAATATTCATTAGGATCATTATTATTTTTTCTTGCTTGTTGAAATTCTTGATATGCTTGAGGGTTCACTCTTTTTAATTGTTGTTCTAGTTGGTTCATCATACCTTGTGGTAGTTGCCTCATTTTCTGGTTGAATAACATTTTCAACATGTTGTTCATTTTGAATCATTCCTTTCAATTCTTCTATTTGTGATTGTAGGTATTCTATCTGAATATCTTTTTCATCTTTTTCAACTATTTCATTCATTTCGTATGCCTTTATTTCGTTGTTAGGACTTTTTATCCATACAACACTCATATCTCTACTAAAGAATGGTGTATCACCTATTACTATTTCTTTTTTGACATCATTTATAGAATTTACATATCTCATTATTTCTCTATTTGTACTAGGTGCTATTTGAAAATTTTGTGTAAGATTTGTTGGTTGCGGTACATTTTGTTGTTGTACTCTTTGTTTCATTCTTTCTAATTCTGCAATCTGATTGTTTATATTGTCTAAGTTTGCTTGTTGCATATTTTGTCCGTAGTAGTTTCCGTACATATTTTCTCCTCACTTTCTGAGCCATTAAATAAGATAATCAATAGTAATAATAACCATATACTATATATTTCTGTATCTTCATCAAGACCATAAAAAATGGAGAGATTATGGATATAAGTTTCTTCATTTTTATTTGAACTTTCCATTATAATCTCTCCTCTCAATCAGAAAGCCTTTTTACTTGCTTTCTAATGGGATTATATAACTATTATTACTATTAAAAATTACCAATAAATTACTAAAAAATACACACAAAAAAAGGAGTTGTATAACTCCTGTGGAAAAAATGTGGGTACTATTAAGTACCGATGAGTGTATATGAAAGGAATAGAAAACATGGGTGTAACACCAAAGATAACATATACACTCGTCGCTACCTAATAGGTAGCTTTATATTAAAGACCTTCTAGAATTGAACTTCTAGGGTTCTCAGTTTGAGTTGGTGTTGCACTAGTGATTTCAACACCACCCAATATTTTAGTAACATTTGCAAATGTAGGAATTGTACCATCTTCTCTTGGTTTATTTCCTGGTCTATGTTCTACTAATGCTTTAACTTGTGTATTAATTAATTGTTTGCACATATCTTCAATAGACATTTCTTCACCATCTGTTACTTTTAAAGTTGCTTCACAGATTCTTGATATTTTCCATAAAGCTCTATCTAAATTTATATTTTCTGTTAATTGAACTTTCTTTTCATCTTGCCATACTATTTTTACATCTGTTGGATTTCCACTAGGTACTGCTTTACAATCAACGATTGTTAAAATCTTTTCTCCAGCTTCCATCTTTTGATAATTATTACTCAAATTAAATTTAATTGTTTTCATTTTCTTCTTCCTCTTTCATATCTTTAGTTAATTTATAATTTATTGTTTCACTAACATATTTATTATACAATATTGGATTATCTTTTTCAAGTTTTTTCTCATCAAATTTTTTACTAGTTGTTTTTGTTAATTTATATTTACCTGTTGTAGATAATTCTTGTTCTATCATTTTATCTTTGATATTTGCTTCTAGTGTTTTTAATAAATCTTGTTTTGCTTTTAAACCACTAGATACTTCAAGGTCTTTTATTTCCTTTGCTAATTTAATTGCTTCTTCGCAAACATCAATTAGTTCATTATCCTCACAAGGTTTACTTGCACGAATAATAGATAAATATTCTTTATCTTTAATTTCATCAAATTCTGGACTTATTCCGTTTTCAATATACTTTTTCCACCATTCTGTTGCATATTCAATACATTCTTTAATGTTTAAATATCTATCTCCAATAGGAATTAAAATGTCTGATAATTTTTTTACAACAAGAATTGTGTTAGATTCATTGACAACATAATTTTCTGGATTAGCATAATCTAAATCTGTTAAAAATGAACAAGCAAATAATACTCTATCTAAACCTTTAAGATATGCGTACAATGCACCTTGTAGTTGGTAATCAGCAGGAGGCTGATTATTAACCCAGTCTTGCGGTTTGCTACTCGTTTTACATTCACAAATCATTGTCAATGTTTTACCATCATTTAATGTTGCGACAGCATCCATTACACCAGAAAATATTTTTGATTCTTCTTTGAAGTTATCGTATCTATATTCATCAAATATATTTCCATAATAATCCTCAATGCTTTTAACATTAGGATAAAATTGAGATACATATTTGATAAGTTTCGGTTCTATTGCTTTACCAGCGAGTGTATATTTATTATCTTCAAAAGGTAGCTTAGCTAGTTTTGTTATTTCACACCACGCACCAAAAGCGGTTTGATATTTATTAACACCTAATACACTTGAAAGTCTATGTCCGGAAATTTTAAGATGGTTTTTAGGTAACTTATCGATTATTATACTTTTTTTATTATCATTATATGACCATTCCATTTAGTACCTCTTACTTATATTGTTTTCCAAATGTATCAAAATATCTATTTTCTATTGCAACTTTTATTTGATCTATCTCTGTTGTTTGAAATAAACCTTTTTGTAATGAATCTAATGCGACTTCTCCGTATTCGTTATCACCCGTTTTTTCTCTTATTTGCATAATCATATCTGCAATTTTATCACTATCGTCTTTGTCTGATACTTCGTGTTGTTCAGTAGCGACAACTTTTTCTTTTATTTCTTCTTTTACTTGTGGTGGAATGTATGTTGGTGTTTTAATTTCTTTACTTTCAGTTATTTCTGTTTCAGTAGCTTCGTTTTCCCAATCAAACTTTTCTTTTGGTGTGAAGTTAAATTTAAACCAATTTCTAAAAGCCATTGTTTCAGCAATACCTGTAGCTTTGTCTATAGTATCTGCGCCACTACCAAACATTTTATAAGATTTTGAACAACCAGTATCTAAATCAGTAAAAGTTATCATACAAACAACTTCTGATAAATGACGAGGTGATCCAACACTAGGTGTCATTACTGCTCTTTCAAATCTTAATTGTTCTAAAGTTTCAAATGAAAAATCTAAACCTAATTTAAGACAAGTTTGTTGTGTAAAATTATAAAACTGACCTATACTCGAATATTCTCCACCACCTAAATTATCTGCAAGTAATTTATCAAGGACAAATTCGTGTTCTTGAACAGCTTGTCTAAATTTATTTATCTTTTTTAATAATATTGAATAATCATTATAATTTAATTCTGTTTTCATTTCTTTTTCCTCTTTCTTATTATTTTCAATTAATTTTATTAAATCTTCTTTTTTTATCTTTTTATCAAATTCTAAACCCATATTTGTTGCTATTTCAACAAGTTCTTCTTTTTTATATTCTTCCATTCTCTTCACTCCTAAAAAATCATTTACTCTTTGTTTTGCAATTTTAATATACCACTCTTTATTTATATCATCAATAGTTAATTCATTTGCGTTGTCGACTATTGGGTTTTCAGGACAATTAGCAAGTGAATCTCTCCTACCATCTGGCTTAACTTTAATTATCATACCACTAGGTTTTAAACCAGAATAAATACGATTGTTCCTTTGAAGTTCAATATCTCCGTTAGGTGTTTCTTGAACACATTTTTCATAAGTGTGTCCTAAGTGGCTTATCATCTGAAAACGGAAAATATCATTACAATTATTTATGGTTTCTTCAACTGGAATATCCAATAATAATACCTTTAATAATGCTTCACCAACTATTGTTAAACTATTACATTTTAAAGCATCTGTAAAACTAGTTTCCCATATTTTTTGTTCTTTATCCCATGTGAGTTTTAGATTTTTATTGATGGAATCACATTCAAAATTAGTTCCTTTATAATTTATTGCATAATCATTATCACCTGTTTGAACTAACTCACAATAGTTATTTACATTCTGCATTACAATTCTAACAATGTTATCTTCTTCCATTTCAAGACCAGTTAATTTTTCTAAATCATGAATTAGTTTATCAGCTTGTTCTTTATATTTAATGTCTACTTCATACATTACTGCATCTGTATTAGCAGATACCATTTCTAATGTTGGTACTTTTTTTAAATCATCGATTAATTGCAACACAATCAATTGTCCTGTTGTGCAAATTGAAAACCCTTGTAAATTGTCGTATAGTGCGTTAAATTTAGCACGTAACGCACCAGTGTATGCATTTAATGGCAACTTTAGACCTATATTTACGTCTTTATTGGTTAATTGCATTGGCAATAGAAAATCGTCGCTTAGCTGACCTTTTTTTGCTGTCATACGAGTACTTAAAATATTTACATAAGCACCTTTATCTTTTTGATTTCTACTTGAATATCCAAATAATCTTACTAAATTCGGATATAAACTTGTAAAGTCCCAGTTACATAATACTTTTCTTGATTTGCTTCTATCGTAATAATATACACCTTGTTTTTTAAAAGCATGTCCTCCACCTACACCTAATTGGAATAATATATCATCATATTCAATTTCTGGTGCTTCTGGTTTATAATCAAGATCATTATGCTCAATTATATCATCAAAGAACTCTAATGCTTGTTTTGGTATTTTTGATTTATCAATACACTTAGGATATACATAACAAAAATTATCATTATGCTCTTTTCTTTTCGCACCTAAAAGTATTGCTGTTAAATTTGCATTAGTTTGCGATAAGGCAAATACTGGTTCAATTCCACCAAATTTAGCTATAATAAATTTAGACTTATATCCCGTTTTTAATTTATCAAATATAGAAAATAATGCTTCAACGTCTTTGGTACAATAATAAATAACATCATCACGTTGTTCGTCCGTCCATTTAGTTGGTAAATCAAAACTTACTTTCGTTTCTGTAATTGGTAATCTCAAATTACCTTCTAATTCTTTTAGTGATTTACGAGGGTTTATTTCATTAAATAAATCCCACATTATTGGTAATTCCATATAACCAACATCAAAATCCCAGCCTTTACCATCGTTAACGATATAATCACTAACTTTTCTTAACTCTTCTGGTGACATACCAGCTAACCAACAACGAAGAATGTGTTTATCGAAGTTGTTGCAGTTATAACCCATTAAGATAGGTTTTGTTTTATCTAGCCATTCTTGAAGTTCATTAGCTGGACTATTATGAAATATTTTCTTTTCTTTTGTTGTATAATTTATAAATACAAATAAGGCATCGTGAGCAAAACACTCCGCATCAAATCCCCAAAGGTTTTCTAATAAATCGTCAAAGGTCATATTAATTTAACCCAAATATTTTATAGACATCTCCACCAGCAAATGTATTTGGTAATTGTCCGTTCCATTTTTGAATAAACTCTTCTGTTAATATTTCTTTTGTTAATGTTTTTTCTAATATAGCGTTTGATTCAGATTCAGCTTGTGCTTGAACTTTTTTAGTTTCTGCATCGATTTTAGCTCTTTCAAGTTGTTGTTTTGACGTTTGAACTTCTTGTTCGGCTACAACTTTTCTT